TCTGTCATCACATGCTTCTATCCATGACTTAATCTGTGCTATACGTTTCTGTAAGAGAAAGAACCTTGAGAACTTTCTAGCTTCAGGCATATCTATTGTATCTAATACAGCTTCATTAATAATAATGTTACCTTTATCTGTATGTTTCTTTGGTTTCCAACCTAACTTCATTAGTCTGTCTGCAATCTGTTGTCTTGAACCTATGTTAAAAGGTATGTATTTTGTTTTTGTTTTTAACTCTACAACTGTAGGTTCAAAGGTTGTTACTGACCACTTTTCTAAACCATTAGCTTCATCTCTTAATTTATTATAAAGACTCATAGCTTTTTGCATGTCCATAGCAAAGCCATTCTTTTCTTGTTTATCTATTATAACTCTAACTTTATGTTCTAATCTAATAGAACTAGAAGAAAAACCTTTACCTTCATTCTGTAAAATATTGAATAACTTGTGTGTTATATTCACATCTTGTTTACAATACTCTAACATGTCTGGTGTATATACTTCAAATGTTTCTACATCTCCTTTAGGAAATCCTAATCTTTCTCCCCATGCTTTTAAACTATGACCATCACGAATAGGATTAAAGAGTTGTGATAGTACAAGTGTATCTACAATCTGACTAGGTTTTATATTAGTACCTAGCAATCTATTACACACAGGTGCATCAAATGATAAACCATTATGCATAATAAATTGCTTGACACCAAGTGACCAATCTCTAAACCCATGTATCATATCAGGAGGGAAAGGATAAACCCTCCCTGAGTCTATATCTTTAGCCACTATACAATGAACCTTTGTTGCATCTAAGCTATCTGTTTCTATATCAACTACTGCTCTCATTCTCTTTCCAATCATACCAATACTCATTATATAATATCATGGGAGTTCTCTCACCTACCCATACATTTGCGATATTAAACTGAGCAAACTCATCTGCTTCTTCCCATTCCATACCATCTCGTTCTCTTAATATCTCACATATTTTACTGTAAGAGTATACAAGTAAAGGTTGTTTACTATATTGTTCTCCATATCCTATGATAGCATCATCAAAACCATCTATCTTCAGAGTTTCTTTCTCAAACATATCAAAGTCTATCAAAATGATACCTCCTCATCATTATCATCTACTTCGTAAGGATTGTCAATCTCTTTCATACGACCTGTCTCTTTATCATAATAAAGATGTGTAGCTATACCAGTATCTCCAGTATATCTATTCTTTAGAATACGTATTGTAGTAGTGTTAGATGCTACATCAT